GAGCAGGAATATTATAAGGCGGTCTATGTTGGAACTACCTCCCGAAATCACACCATTTACAACGCGGAGCCGCCCGCCGTTCAGGAGGGCCAAGTTGGAACTACCTCCCGAAATCACACCATTTACAACCGGAAGGAGGAATCGTCCGCCCGAATCCAAGTTGGAACTACCTCCCGAAATCACACCATTTACAACCTAGAACCTGCAAGAGGCTTTATTTCAACTAATTTTTTCGGGAATCCGCAAGGATAGTTCAACTAGGAGACTAGAAAGGAAACGAAAGAAACAGAAAACCTAGTAGAAGTTACAGGGAAATGCATAGGCACCGGCGAATAGTTGTCCAAGTTTGCCGCACTGCGGATGTACATTAAACAGTTCTGTGGTAGAGGAACAGTGTGTGCATCGAACAAAGGAAACTCTCTGCAACCCTCCGATGGGCACCAAACACCAGAAGGAGTAATCTGACTGGTGACTTACCGAGAAATCGGTTAACAAAAAAAGTAAGACACAGAAAAAAGAATGCTAGTATACGTACAGGATAAAGAGGGCAAACCTCTAATGCCGACCAAACGGTTCGGGTGGGTTGCATATTCTCTAAAGCATAAGAGGGCGAAGGTAGTACGGCGAGAGCCTTTTACCATTCGACTTCTTTGCGATAGTTTCCATCATCGTCAAGAAGTTACTCTTGGCGTCGATGTTGGAAGCAAGCACATCGGGATGACTGCATCAACAGAAAAGAAGGAACTATACTCTGCGCAAGTTGAGATACGGGATGATGTGTCTAATCTATTGACTGCCCGTAGGGAAATGCGGAGGGGGAGACGAGGAAGAAAGCACAACTGGTATAGGCCTGCGAGGTGGGCGAACAGGGCGAACGAAGAAAGAAATGCTTCTCTCCCGCCGTCTGTGAAGCATAAGGCTGATTCTCACATACGAGCAATAGAGTTCGTAAGAAAGATTCTGCCAGTAAGCAGATTACGTGTGGAGATTGGAAAGTTTGATACTCAAAAGATACAGAATCCATCAATCAAAGGAGAAGAGTATCAGCAAGGCGCATTGGAAGGATGGGAGAATTTGAAATCCTATGCCAAGTGGCGGGACGGGAACAAATGCCGAGTGTGCGGTGCAAGTCCATATAAGGACAAGTCCGTAAGGTTAGAGGTGCATCATATCCGCCGTAGGGCGGATGGCGGTAGCAATTCTCCAGACAATGTGGTGACTTTGTGCCACGAATGCCACGAATCCCATCACCAGAAGAAGAAGGTGTTGAAGTTTAAGAGACCGCCTATACACAAAAATGAGGCACATATGAATTCCATGCGAAAATATCTGATTGATAAACTTGTGCATAATTCTTGGAAGACTCCAGTAGAGTTCACCTATGGGTATGAGACTGCGATGGCACGGAGGGAACACAATGTCGAGAAAAGCCACAGAAACGATTCTTTCTGCATAGCAGGGAATTTTAATGCACTTCTCAATTCATATAATGTCTATCGTCTGTATCAGAGAAGAAGGCATAGGAGGAATCTGCATGACAACACGATTTTGTCTCCAAAGTCAATCAAGGACAAAAGTAAGATGACCGCTAAAGAACTAAAGTGCGGATATAGGAGACCTCAAAAGATGAGCGGAAGGATTCGTGGATTCTCTCTTTGGGATACTGTCAAGTTCAACGGAGTTATATATATAGTATCGTCAGTAAAAGGGTCAGATAACAGAGTGTGTCTTAGCCGTAGCGATGAGGGGAAGACAATTGTGAAAGCCATGAGCAAGTGCAAGTTGCTCTGCCATAACGGGAACTTGGTAACAGAAAGAGTTGGAGCTTGACAGATGGAAGAAGAGATGAGAAAGCCTTCTACCATAAACTGCGGATGCAGTTGCTTTGGATGCTTGACAGCGGTTGTGTCTTTTGTACTGTTGTGCTATATCTTCAACTGTCAGTGGGCAAAGGATGTTGTGCATAGGTGCATAAGGGATGTGATTTCTGCAATCAAACAAGGAGAAAAGTAAAATGGCATCGGCAGCCCAAATAAACAATACAACGTATTATTTGCTTCCTTGCGGGAAGTACCTCGAGGACTTCATATATGAGAAGGGGCTTAACTTTAACAAAGGTTCTGCTTTGAAGTACCTTTGGCGAGCAGGATGCAAGGACGGAGAATCCGAAGAGAAGGATTTAAAGAAAGCGGAACACTACATCAAGTTCGAGGCAAAGTGTCGTGGTGTTGATGAGTCTATCGTTGACGATGAGGTGAAGTCGCTCCTTGAAGAGGCATATATGTGGCGGCAGCATGAGGAACTAGAGGACGGAGAACCAGCAAAGTGAAGACAGCCGTTTTTAGCGACATTCATGCAAACCCTGCCGCCTTTCGGAGAGCAATCAACTCCGCTAGGCGGCTAGGGTGCAAGAACATCATCTGCTGCGGTGACATCGTTGGGTACGGATACGACCCGAACGAGTGCATCGAAATCTGCAAGCGGAACGACATAGAGTGCATCAAGGGAAACCACGATGCTGCTCTTGTAGGTGAGTTGTCGCTTGACTGGTTCAACCACTATGCCGCACAGGGCATTGTATCTAATCGCCCACTTGTAACGGAAGAGAACAAGAAATGGCTAGCTAACCTTCCGTACAAGATTGAGAAGCAGTTTGGAGATACAAAGGTTGCATTTAGCCACGGAACCTATGCCATACCGGAGCAGTTCGGGTACATTGGCTCCATTTACTCTGCAATAGTGGAGCTGGACTTGATTCGCAAGAACGGGATAGATGCTCTCTTCATAGGGCATACTCACGGAGCGGAGTTGTATGCAAGGAACACGTCTGATGACCGCAATCTTATCCACGGGACATTACCTAAAAGTATTAGGAAAAGACTTGCACAACCTCTAAACGGATGGAGCGAGGCAATATTCAATGTAGGTAGCGTTGGTTATCCGAGACTGTGCAGGTATAGCACTTATGCAATCATAGACGATTCCATACCAAGGGTGACGTGGAGACAGTTGCCTTTTGATTATGTTGGGTATACGGAGAAGATAGTGGCTATGGGAAGGGAGGTCCCAGTTTGGCTGCAGGCACGGCTAGTTTTTCTTAAAGGGGGTGAGGAATGAAAATCGGGACTGGATATTTCGCAAAAGCGAAAGCATATTCTGATAAGGGATATGCTCTTGTAAGCATTGCGAGAACTAGGCCATGGTTTCTTTCCAAAGACCTTCTTGTATGGTATCTTTCCGACCTCGCGCCAACAGGAGAAATCATTGGAGCGAAGAACAATCCAGGTGTGTACGAAGAGAAGTACAACAAGGAGATTCTTTCAATGGCTTCTGCACCTGAAATCATGCTCAAATTGGGGAGGTATGCAGAGAGGAGTTCTACAGACAAAGTGGTGCTTATGTGTTATGAGTCCCCTGACAAATTCTGTCATCGTCATATTGTTTCTAGATGGCTTGGTGACAAGATAGGGCAGACGATAGAGGAGATCGACGTCAATCCCAAAGAGGAGACATTGTTTTGAGAAAGAGTCAGCAGAATGGGGTGACGGTCCGCAAGGTAGATGAGCCTACAACTTGGGACGGATACTTTAAGGCATTCCTAAAACTTCTGTCTTCCGTCTCGCAGTCCATAGACCAGCGGACTATTTTCTGCGACGCCTGCAGGATATTCTCTCTTTCCATTAGCGGGGCTGTGACACTGGACGAAAAAGAAAAGGGAGAAATCGAAAAGCAGTATATGTCGTTCGTGTCTAAATACGGCAATGAGGGAATGGGAAAGATTGCCGTGCTGCTATCCTATGTGGTACAGGCCCTAGAATTGAGGAGAAGCGATTTCCTAGGACATGTGTATGAAGCATTGAGTGCAACGAACAAACATTTTGGACAGTATCTAACCCCCGATTGCATTGCTAGGATGATGGCGAGAATGTCCATGGCTAGTGAAGCCCCGAAGGTTGGAAAGATAATAAGGATGAACGACTGCTCTTGCGGAGCCGGCGCATTGCTCATCGAAGCGGCGGAGGCTTTCATAGATAGTGGCGGTCGGCAATGCGACTTGATTCTGTATGGGGAAGACTTAGACCCTACGGCGAGCTACATTTCATATGTCCAGTTTTCTCTTCTAGGATATGCTGCTGTAGTCACACACCAAGATTCTCTCTCGAGAGAAGTGTATGAGGGGCCGTGGTATACTCCGTGCTACTTTGCGCATGGGATGCCGATAAGGTTGATGGCGGAAGGGATGGCGGAGAAGAGTTCGGAACTAAAGGGAGAATTCGTGCCGAAGGATGACAAGCCAATAGATATTAGGGGGCTTGTCCAAGGGGAGTTTGCTTTCTAATGCAACTAGAGCCAATAGTCAAATGGAGCGGGAGCAAGCGAAGCCAAGCGGCGGAGATTGTAGCCAGAATGCCACGGGAGATTGCCACCTATTATGAGCCGTTCTGTGGCGGCTGCTCCGTACTATATCGTCTTCTTAATACACCTACCGTTAAGGTCGCTAGATATGTCGCATCTGACGTTAATAGAGACCTTATCGGGTTGTGGAACATGATAAGGGACTATCCAGACGAACTATGCAATGGATATGGAGAATTGTGGGAAGCATTCAACCGTCATGGGCTATGTGAGGAGGACTATGAGCGAAGAAAGGAAGTGTTCTATACGATTCGTGACAGGTACAATAGAGAGCATAGCCCGATTGATTTCCTTTTCATAATGCGGACTACAACAAATGGGATGCCGAGGTACAACGACAAGGGGGAGTTCAATAATTCATGTCATTTCTCACGCCCCGGAATACACCCTGTCCGACTGAAAGAGATATGTCGAGACTGGAGTTTAGTTCTCAAGGCGAAGTCTGTAGAGTTTCGGAGCGCATCATATGAAACATTAGAACCAAGATGCCAAGATTTCCTCTACCTAGACCCTCCGTATGCTTCTGTACACAAAAGGCAGATGTACTATGGAGGTATAGATATTGATGCTTTTGTCGATTGGCTAACATCTCGCAAGTGCAAATGGATTCTATCATTTGATGGCAAGCGGGGTGAAACGGATTGCACATACGACCTTCCTACAAGCCTTTATAAGCGCCACGAATATCTCAATGCGGGGAATTCGTCTTTCGAGAGATACTTAGGAAAGGGCAGGACGGAGGAGGTGTTTGAAAGCCTCTATCTGAATTATATCTCCGAAAAAGAGAAAGCACAGACATATAGCCAAGGCTTCCTTTTCTAGTCTCCCCTTATTTTACCTGCTATTAACAAATTGGCATTGTTTGAAAAATGCCGATGAAGTATAGCAGGAGAGAAACATAATGGGAGAGACGAATTTCTACTCATATCTGTATGCTCAATCGGGGGTTGTGGCATTCGACGAACTTGCTGAAGTAGTCGAACTATGGAATCCCGATAGCATACAGAGGGCATTCGTATCTTACTTGGATGATTATGCTCCTCCGCTGGACATAAAGGAAGACCTTCTCGAAGAGAAGTTCTATAGAAGTCCAGATGAGGGGAAGATGGGGGATGAGACATACATTCGCTACGACATGGCGATACCAGGAATGCAGGAAGATGTTTCGGCGGAAGACCTTCAGACTTACTTTGAGGACTTCTTGGAAAAGATTGGAGCCAAAAACAATTCCTCTAATGGGTATGGTGTAGAGGTCGACACGAGGGATAACGAGAGAGGCGGGACGGACTTAGACATCTACATTTACTTGAAGGGAAACCAGATAGCAGAGCCAAAGGAATAACGAAGGCAAGGAGAGCAGAAAGATGAAGAAGCATGTAATGGCATTTCTAGTTGCGTTTGGAATGTGTCTAGGATTCGGCGGATGCAAGTCCGATGGAACTATACAGCCAGAAGCGAAATCAACCAACACATATGTGGTGGTTGTTGGTATGGAGAATTCGAGGTTCGCTGGCGATTGTCCGGGGGCGGGGTACGATGCGAATAGGATGTTTAAGCTTCTATCGGCATATACTCCGAACATTGTTCTCTTTAGAGATTCCAATGCCACGAAAGCGAATGTGACGGCTGCATTGAACAAGGCCATTGCAAGCGCAACGGATGGGCTTGTGATATTCTGCTATTCCGGACACGGAGGGAGCGAGCCGTTTTACAATACTGGAAATGAAGAGGTGGACGGGAAGGATGAGTTCCTATGTCTCTACGATACTTACATGCGAGACAATGAGATATGGAGCATCATAAGCAAGAGCAAGGGGAGGGTGTTCCTATACTTTGATTGTTGCCATTCGCAGACGATGTATCGCGCTCCTGGGTTTAAGGTTCGGCCACCTCTATCGTGGGATCATAGGTTGAATGAGCAGCAGAAGTTCTCGATGCTGTGCTGGAGCGGATGCCCTGACGATACCTATTCGTATGGAGCTTCAACAGGAGGGCAGTTTACAAATGCTCTTCTTCGACACTACGATTCGCGCAAGTCGTATGAAGCGCTGTGGAACGAATTGAAGAGCGACAAGACCCTACGGGCATATGAGAACCCACAGAGCACTATGCTGGGAAATGGTTTCGCCGGCAAGCAAATCTTCCGATGAGGAGGATGTATGGTCAAGTCAGAGACAGACATACCTTATGGGCATGTAAGAATCAAATGCAATACATGTGGAGAGGTTTACTTTGTGACAACAAAGGACTTGAAGATAAAGTCCGATGAAACACATGGATTCTTCCCATGCACTAAGTGCGGTTCACATGCGACATACTGGGAATTTAGACCAACGGAGTAGATAGGATATGAACTTCTTTTCATTCTGCGAAGACGAACAGGTTAGGCTCAAGGTGGAGGGGATGCCTGTCCATAGGTTCTTTGCGCCAGAAGGATTTATGCTATGGGGGCTAGAGCCAAAGAGCGGCAACTACAAGGGCTATGCACAGATAGTTGATATGCCGATAGAAGAGTTCTTAGGTCTGGCAGAGCCTATACCCGAAGATGATGAGAAACGTCATGCACCGCAGGAAGAGTTCAAGAAGGATGTTCTTGCGGGCAAGCCGACAAAGTGGGACATTCCATATCTCATATGCAAAGAGAATGAGGACGGAATCTGGAAGGTGATAGGACATGATGGACGACATCGCGGAATGCTGCTCAAGTCCATCGGCTTCTCATCTATGCCGGTTCTCCTGCAGATGCCAGATGCCGAACTTAACGAAGAATTGCTGCCAGAAATTCTATGGAGCCAGAACGACAAGGCGGTTGAGAGGGAGAAGGACTACTATCCTTTCCCCGTCACGGAGGACAACTTCATGCAGCCGTATGTGGCGGTAGGAGATGGGGTCGTAGTTGTGGGCGGCAAAGATGACGGAATGACCATCGCTATGGACTCCATTGAGTATGGGCAGCAATGCGACAGCAAGAAGTTTCTGAAAGATTATATGGGTGAAGTCGAATCTGAAGTCGAGACGGAAGACAGGCTAGACGGAAGGACATTCAATTCTCTAGGGAAGGCCCCAGATTCATGTGTGTCCGCAAAGAGGAACTTCGCAAAGAATTTTGTGGCTAACATACCATATAGAAAAGATAACACTATGCCAGCAAGCAATCTTAAGGAGTATTTGGCTAAAAAAAGATAGTACCAATTGGCAATAATTGGAACAACAAACACAACTGGAGGTTATCATGGCTTTTGTTACTGCTGATTCAGGCCCATATCTGTCACATTTGTCAATGCAGGGTACGTCCTATACCATCAAAGACAAGTGGGCTCGTGAAGAAATTGAAGAAATAGAAAAGGCAATTGCCGGTGGAGTACACTTTAGGGGTGTTCTTGCTTCAGGGTCTTCCATAACGGATGGTGAGGCGAAGAAGGAACTAACTGTTGTAGATGGCGCTGGTACGAAGACGATTGCGGCCGCTGACCAGCAAGACGGAGACATTTTCATATATAACAATGGTACAAAGAACCTTGAGTTCATCGTAAGCAATGGTGCTTATTCAGAATTGGGTTCTACTGGTAATCTCGGGGCTTTTGCTTATGCAAGTCAAGGTTCTGGTTCAGTAGTTGTACCAATATCTTCGGCAATAACATTTAACCCATTTTCTCCTAGCGTTTCCAAAGGCACTCTATCTGTAACTTATGAAACTGGTTCTACGAGCATTACTACTACGGCCACAACAGCATCTGGAACATTTTCACCTG